TTCCTGACGATGTTCAACCAGCTTGGCCCGGGAGTCCTGCGGGACCGGATGCTCCTTTGCGGCCCGGGCAGAAAATACCCCAAGACTGGATGGGGATGTCTAACGAAGAGCTTGAGAAGTTAAGCTACGCTGACAGGAAGAAGGTTATGGAAGCTATGGATAATTTTCTGGAGACATCAGAGGATCTTATGGGGCCGGGATCTGCATCATTGAATAGCGCCCTTTTAGGTGCTGGCATGGGCGCTGGTGGTCTTGGCGCAGCACTAATGCAACAAGGCAGGGGGAAGCCTATCTATTCCAGTGGCCGCACCCCTCCGTCGAGGTAAGAAATATGAACATGTATGAGATGTGGGAGATACAGGATTCTGGCCGCACCGACAAGTATAAAGAGGAAAAAGTCGGAGTGAAAATACCTTTAGCGACTCCCACTATAGCAGTTAAGCCGCCACAAAAAAAGCGTGGTCGGCCAAGGAAGAACAAGTAGTGATTGAACGGGGTGGACATTTTACTTGGGAAGAAGATGCGGTCTTTGATGGCATTCGACAGGATGCCTCTGAGAGCATAAGGCGATATCGCGTTCTTAAGAATGGGCATCTGTTTAATCGTGGTGCCGTTACTAAGGACAAGGGCATAAAGCATATTGCCGCCGCTAGAATAGGATCTGATTCGTTAGACACCCTTGCTGGCTTTGATGCTCATTTTAATGATGGAAGCCAAAAGCTTTGCATTGTTCAAGAGGGGGCTTCCAATGCAGACCTCTACTACTTCAACACTTCTAATAATACATGGGTTGCTCAATCTCAGACCATAGCTAACAACACTCGCGTTGGTCTGCTTATGTTCGCAAATAAACTCCATGTAATAGATGGAGTGACTTTAAGAACATGGACGGGCAGTGCATGGGCAACTCCCGGGGAATCCAGCTACTCTAACCCAAGCAAGTTTGGAGCCGTATATGCGAATAGACTCATTCTTGCTGGCAATTCCACTTATCCCTTTACTTTCTTTCCTTCTGGTATTCGTGATTCTGGAAGTTGGGATGCGGCATTGTCTGTGGATGTTACGGGAGCGCATGGGGAAGCTATAACAAGTGTCGGGACGATGGGTTCGTTTCTTATTGTCGGTGGACGCACATTTACCAGATCATATTACTTGGGAACCTCTTCTCCGTATGATTGGGACAATGATCATATCTCCACTCTGATTGGACCCTCTTGCCAAGCTAGTTTTGTTTCTATTCCAGCAGCGCAAGGTCAAACGGGTCGCAATGTAGCCTTTTTCTGGTCTACGGATGGTCCGATGATGCTTTATCAAGAGGGCAATGGGTTGCCTTCTCTTCTGGATCTTTCTGGACCTCTTGCGAAAGCAACGCGAGGCATTGAGCATCAGAGCTTGCCAGCATTTGCCATAGATAGATTTGATGACGTTACGGGAACCTATGTCCCAGAGTTCGATGAGATTAGATTCTCTGTCACCAAGAAGACCACCTTTTCTAGTCTTGGTGCCAGTAGCCAAAACGATATGCTCTGCTGTCTCAATCTCACCTCTGCCCTTGCTTTTGCAATGGGCAAGGTCGAATATCCTTATTGGAGAATAAGAGACAACGAGAACAAGACAGGATCGGTTCCCGGTCTGCCAGTTTCCACTATATTCAGTGCTAGAATACATCCCGATAGCAACGCGCCAAGCTCATCTGGAGTGCTAAGATGCCTGTGTGCTAAGAATGGATGGGTGTATGAGATGGACGCAGTGTCCCAAGATGTAGATTCTATAGAAGGATCTGATTATGACATACCTTTCTACATTCGTAGAGACGGGTATGATGGCATGGAAGACGGCATTAGACAGCATGAGAAGAGTCTTCGCGCTGCCTACTTCCGCGCTACACTAGTTGGCAAAAGTAAGCTGTATGCCCGAGCAATCGCAGATGGCGGTGCTAGACTTTCCGAAGCTGAAATTGACTTGGATGGCAATCTCCAAGAATGGAATACCGATGCCTCTAGTGGATCATGGGGTGATGGCAATCGATGGAACGCTGGCGAGTTTGTAAATAAGCGTGGCTTAATGGGTGTGTTGGGAAGAAAATTTGATCTGGAAATTTACGACAATGGAAATATAAAAGGTGATTTCCAAGTCAATTCATGGTCTTTACTTGGGTATGCGGAGGATAGACGATAATGCCACTTTTATCACTTACTCTTTCTGGTGCGAATGGTAAACCTCACGATTGGACGCATGTATCAACTCCATTGCAGGAGATACAGACGCTTCTAAATACTACTGGTTTAGACTCGTCTAATGTTCAAGAAAATGGCTTGCTTCCGTCCAATATCAGAACAACGGGAGCAGTTGATCATGTTAGAGTAAAAGTAAGGAATAGCACTGGAAGCTCTATTGCTGCTGGAACCTTGGTTTACTTTAACGGCACTTACTCTGACGGGACAAATAATTATCCTACTATAGCAAAGGCCGTTTCACACGCGACTGCGGGTAGCAACTTTTTTGCCCAAGGTATCCTAATAGCTACTACTGCAAATAATGCAGATGGCACGGTAGCTATGTTTTATGAATTGAGCGGTATTGACACTTCGTCTACTTCTGTTGGCGATCTCGCCTATCTCAGCACCTCTGCTGGTGAGTGGACCAAGACCCGTCCTACAGGGGGTCAATTCATACAGGTAGTAGGAACAATTACTGTTGTTGATGCTTCTGCGGGAAGAATAATCTTTTCATTTGGAAGTGTTCCAGAGTTTCTAACAGGCGAAAGCTCTGGCCTTGGAGCAAGCCTTGAAGCCTTAACTGTTCAAAGTCTGTCTGGTGCAGCATCTGATATATTCCATATTGCCGATGCTGGGGAAGATAATGCAGACAAGTGGAAGATCAGCGTTGCTGATGGCGGCACTAGAACGTGGGAAAACTACACCTCTGGCTCTTATGCGGCAAAGCTTACGCTAACTCCCGCTGGAGCTATGACCGTTGCTGGCACCGTCACTTCTGCTGGCTTTGTTATCGGCTCTGCGGATATCAATGAATCTGAACTGGAAACAATTGATGGAGTCACGGCAGGAACAGTCGCTGCCTCTAAGGCTGTTGTTGTAGATGGCAACAAGGACATTGCATCCTTTAGGAACGTCACTCTTACCGGGGAACTAGACGCTGGCAGCTTGGATGTTTCTGGCGATGCAGACATTGACGGAACCCTTGAAGCAGATGCCATAACCCTTGGCGGCACAGCCCTTGGGTCTTTGTATTCTCCAATCGCTGGAAGCAGTTCGATTGTCACGGTAGGAACGATTGGTACAGGGACATGGGGCGCTACGGACGTAGCAGTAGCGCATGGTGGAACGGGTGCCTCCAGTGCAGCCGATGCGAGGACTAACCTTGGCCTTGTAATTGGCACTAACGTGCAAGCCTATGATGCTGGCCTTAACAGTATCGCTGGCCTGACTACTGCCGCTAATAAGATGATCTATACGAGCGGGTCTGACACCTATGCGGTGGCAGATCTATCGGCATTTGCTCGGAGCATCCTCGATGACGCAGACGCTGCTGCGGTAAGGACCACGATAGGCGCACAGGCATCGGGTTCCTATCAAGCCTCTGATGCGGGATTGACGAGCATAGCTGGTCTTACCACTGCTGCGGATAAGATGATCTATACCAGTGACTCAGATACCTATGCAGTAACTGGCTTAACGTCTTTTGCGCGGAGCATCCTTGACGATGCTGATGCGGCGGCAGTGCGAACCACCATCGGCGCACAAGCCTCTGGCACCTACACGACGCTGGCCTATAAGACGATTTCGGTTAGCGGTCAGGATAATGTAGTCGCGGATGCGGCAGATGACACCTTGACCTTTGCCGCTGGAACGGGTATCACTCTTACTACCAATGCCACCTCCGATACGGTGACGATCACTAACTCAGCTACGGGCGCTAATGCCTTTGGGACCGTAGCTGTCTCGGGGCAAGACAACGTAGTAGCAGACTCAACGGGCGATACCCTTACGCTTGCGGCTGGTAGCAATGTCACGCTAACGACTACCGCTGGTAGCGATACGGTTACCATCGCCGCTGCTGGCGGGGGCCACACCATACAAGAAGAGGGCAGCAGCCTTACGCAGCGCACTAACCTGAACTTTGTAGGTGCTGGCGTAACAGCCACCGATGATAGTGGCAATAATGCTACAAAAGTCACGGTGACTCCTACGGGTGCGTCTTTGCCTGTTACGCGCTCCGATGGATCTACGAGCGACCCCATTGCCCTGACCTCTGCGGCTCTTGGCGAGAGCTTGGTATCCGACACCTCGCCGCAACTTGGCGGCAACCTTGACGTAAATGGGCAGTCCATTGTC